CTGCCGAGATGCCGTAAACATCGCAGCCTTTTACGGGGGTTGGCGAGAGCCAGCCCCCTTATTTTTTGCGCAAAAGGCTGCTGATGATAGACCTTCACGACAAGCAGGATCGCGGCCGATTGCTGAAGGCCATCAAGACCTCGCGCGAGGCAATGGAGCCGTTTCGCCGTGTCCGCAAAGCGCTCGTCAAAAGCTATGTGGGCTCTTGGTATAGCACGGAATCGGAAAAGCCCAAGACGCTCGTCAATCTGCTCAACCAGACAGCTCGCATTTACACCGTAGCTTTGGCGGCACACAACCCCAAGGTTCTGGTCTCTACTCCCCGTACCGAGAATTGGCCGTTCGCCAAGAGGTTCGAAGTCAACCTCAACAAGCTGATCTCAGACATGAACCTGGACAAGACGTTTCGGGCGATTGTCTTGGATGCCTTCTTCTGCATCGGTTGCGGCGTTGTGATGATGCGAGACACCGACACCCGGTTCCACGGACTACTGGAGTCGGAAGAGGACGTATGGCTCGACCTTGGCGAGCCCTGGTTCAATCGGGTTTCTTTCGACGACCTGACACTCGACATGTCGGTCAAAGAAATCGCCAAGATGCGGTACTGTGGGCATCGCTACCGTGCAGACTTCGACAAGGTAAAGTCGGAGCCGGGCTACGACAAAAAGGTGGTTGCCAAACTCACCCCGACCAGCAAGACCGCAACAGATAACGAAGATGCTGCCAGGGACATTTCTTCGGGGGCCGCAGTAGATGACGACGAACTGAAGCCAATGATCTGGCTCCAGGACGTGTGGATTGCGGAGAGTAATACAGTTGCCACGATGGCAGTCGACATGGACCTACCGCCGCTGCTGGAGCGGGAATGGACAGGGAGTCAGGCAGGCCCTTACAAATTTCTCTCGCTGGGTAACGTGCCTGACAATGTTATTCCCGCTTCACCGGCGGTGAACCTCAAGGGGCTGCACGACCTCCAGAACCGCCTGCATCGCCGCATGGAGCTGGACTCAGACGCCCACCGCGTCTTGAATGTTTACCCGCCCGGCGGCGCGGACGATGCAGAGACGCTGAGGAAGGCCAAGCGGAACTCTTGGGTGAGAATGAATGACCCTAAGAGCGTCTCTCAGATAGAACTGGGCGGGGTCGACCAGCGAGACCAGGCTCTTGCGGTATTCGTCCAGGACGAATACGACCGCTTCGCTGGAAATCTCGCGGCAATGGGCGGGCTAGGGGCGCAGGCTGCTACCGTAGGCCAGGAAGAGATGATCCACGGCCAGGTCAGCCGAATGGAATCCGATATGCGAATGGCGGTGGTGTCGTTCGCCTCAGAGTGTGTCTTGGACCTTGGGCGATTGATGTGGGAGGACCAGGCTCTTGAGCTACAGTCGTCAATTCCCGTTGGTAACAGTGGTATCGAGGTTAAGTCAGACTGGACGCCAGGCAACCGCATGGGTGAATTCGAGGACTACGGTTTCAGGGTGGAGCCCTACTCGATGGTCTTCAAAACGCCCGAGCAGAAACTCCAGGAACTCTTTCAGGTGCTCCAGCAGATTGCACCTCTTTGGCCGATGTTCCAGGCGTCTGGGGCGACACTTGACGCAAAAGCAATTGTCAATGAGATCGCCCGACTGAAGGATCGCCCCGAGTTTGAGCGGTTCATTACGTTCGCTGCCCAAGCGGATGTGCTAGGGGGAGACGAAAACACTGTCCGACAGTCGCCTGTGACATCACGGGAGACTGTCAGGCGGAATATCCCGACGGGCGGGACGCGGGAGGCAAGGTCGTCAATCCTCCAGCAGGCGCTATCGGGCGGCGGCTCGCAGGTCAATGGCCAGCAAGCAGCAGCGATGACCAGGAGGCCAGCGTGATTCGGTACAAGATAAATGGCGAATTCGTGAGTAAGGAGGAATGGGACGCTCGCAAGGGCGTGGGGCTCGACTTCAACGGCACTGCCCCGCTGGGGACCGTGGCCTACACGGAATCAAACCCGCTGGTGTCGGACGGGCCCGGGTGCATGAGAGGGCAGGTTCCCGAGCTGAGGAAGGTTATCAGGAAGCACAACATTAAGGGCGTCCGTGTGCGAAACAATGGACAGCTCGAAATTACCAGTCGTCGAGGCCGCAAGGAGTTGCTGAAGGTTCGCGGGCTGTGTGACGCGGACGGCGGCTACTCAGATTAGGAGAAAACCCATGGCTACAGCAGAGCTGAAGGATGATGCCACCCACGAAGAAATCCAGGAGTTCGTGGACCAGGCGGTCAAGGACATCGAAGAGGACCGCAAAGGGGAGCAAGTCGAGAAAAAGACAGAGGGCAAGGCTGACGCCAAGCAACTCGCTGAAGAACAGGACGAGCAAATAATGAACGACGCTGCCGTGAAAGAGCACGATAGCGACGACGATACCGCCGACGAAGGCGACGAAACCGGCGATTCAGAGGGCCAAGCCCAAGAGTGGCTTGACGATGACCTGAAAGCCGAAGTGGCCGCGTATGGAATCGACGAGAAGGACCTTGCCGAGTTTTCCAGCCGCGAAGAACTGGAGCGGGCGATACGGTTTTTTGACCGAGCTGCATACGAGGCTGGCCGCAAGGCCCAGGACGAAAGCAGCGAATCGCAAGCCAAAGACGACGACCGAGACCGCGACAAGCTGGGGCGGTTTGTCAAGGACAAGGACGACGAGGCCAAGGAGGGCAACGAAGGCCGATACGAAATTGGCCTGGACGAGGATGCGGACGTTTACGGCGAGGACTTAGTGGAAGAACTTACGCGAATGCACAACCACTATGACTCTCGGCTCGTCGCTCTGGAATCCCAGCTTGAGGCGGTTCACGCCGAAGCTGAGGAGGCCAAGTTTGACGCTGCCGTTGACGCAATGGGGCGCAAAGACCTGTTTGGGGTGACTGGCAAAGAAACCTCGTCGCAACTGAAGCGAAGGCAGGAACTGATGCCTCGTGTCCAGGGCCAGGCGAACGGGCTGGAGCGCGTAGGTGTTCAGCTCGACTACAGGAAGCTCGTTCTGCAAACAGCCAAAGGTTTGTTTGCTGACGAGTTCTTCAAGAAGGAACTAAAAGACAGAACCCGCAAACTTTCTAAGCAATCCAACAGCCGCATGGGTGGCGGAAGCACAAAGTCCGCTGGGCCCGAAGAGAGCCTGGAGGAATGGGCAGAACGCCGCTACAAGGAGCTGGAGAACGCGTAGGCGGGTTTGTAAATAAAGGAGGTGCCTCATGGCCCTTGGAATTGAACAACTAGACGATTTTGTTGCTTCATATTTGCAGAAGTACCCAATGGGGAAGTGGCAGGACATTTCGCTTCCCCTCCAGGAGTACATGTTTGCTTCGCGTCTCTTTGACAAGGCAAACAAAAAGGAAATGTCCACCAGCCAATGTAAATGGAAGTTGAAAATCGACAACAACGACAACTTCCAGGTGGTTGGTCTGTACCACAGGGACTCGTCAAGCCGTGTCAACGTACTCACGGAAGGCAGCCTGAAGTGGGGCATGACCACGACCAACTACCACTACGACATCGACGAAGAGACCTTTGCCCAAGGCGCGTCTGCGATTGTCAACTACTTGCAGTTGCAGGAGCAGGGCCTGATGCAGGACTTCTTCTCGGGTGTTGAAGACCTGATGTTCGGGGCCGGTCCTTCCAGCTCCACTCAGTCGCCGTTCCCGCCCGTTTCTCTGTTGTGGTGGATTACCTCCACCAGCGACAGCGTGACGGAGAACAACGCGACCGAAGGGTTCACGGGCGATGCTCCTGTGAATTGGGCAGACGTTGGCGGGATCAACCCGGCGACCTACGCCCAGTGGAAGAACCGCTGCTTCCCGTACACCACGGTGAACCGCGATGATTTCGTCGAAAAGACCATCAACTCGATGGACTTGTGCACCTTCAAGCCGCCCATTGAGCGCTCGGACATCAAGCCCGAGGGCCGACACCGCTGGGAACTGCTGACCACGCACAGCCGTATTGCCCAGGCCCGTCGCCTGTTGCAGTTGGGCAACGACAACATCAAGGACGACCTGGCCGCGCACAGCGGCTCCGTGTTCATCCGTGGCGTTCCGATGACCTGGGTGCCCGCCTGGACGAATTCCAACAGCACCAACGCCCGAACGGACGGCGTTATCCTGGGTGTGGACTGGAACACGTTCGATTGGTACTACGCTGCTGGCCGCAACATGCGGAAGAAGAAGCCGTACCAGCACGCCGAGATGAGCAACGTCCGCGTTCGAAACATGGACGACTCTGGCCAGATCGTGTGCTACAACCGCCGGGCCAACTTCCGGGGTTATTGCACCGACACCGTCACCGAAACCACGTAAGGGAGTCACTTCAGCGAGTGATTCGTTACCTAACCGAAACTGCACTCACAAGGAGTGACTATTATGACTCAGTTGACTTATTCAGAACTAGACTGGAGGGGACTCTCTCCCAAACTGTGGAGCGGATTTGCGCCGCCTGTGGGCGGGCAATTCACCAGCAGCGTCTCGGGGAATCCGGCATTCGGGTTCTACGATGACTTTCTGTCCTACGGCGGCACCTCCCTGGACCAGGGGTACTACATCCTGGGGACAGGCACGGGGACTTGCTTGCCGTCTGATACCAACCTAGACACCTCAACGGCCGCCCAGAAACTTGCGACCGGCCTGGGTATCGTGAACTTTCTTGCCACTGCCGACAACGACGAGGCAATAATGGCCTGGGGCGGCAGCGCGTCTGGCGCGGACTTCAAGCTCGATACGTCTGTCGGATACGGCGACCTGGTCTTTGAGTGTCGCGTTCTGTCCGACATTCTCTTGGCCAATGACTGGGCGTGGTTCATCGGCTTGATAGAGAGTGGCGGGCAGGCGACAACCAAGTGTTTCGATAATGGTCAAGACCCCGCCTCGACGCACGACCAGCTTGGCTTCCTCAAGCTGATGGCTGGCACCACGGGTGTCCATACTTACTGCAAGAACCAGGCAACGGCTGACCAAGGCGATTCCACCAATGCCGTCCACACGAATGTGGCAAGCCAGTACGTGAAGCTGGGGTTCAAGTGGGATTCTGCGGCAGACAAGGTCACGTTCTGGGTCAATGGCACCAAGAAGGCTTCTACGTGGGATCTTGACAAAAAGACCCTTACGGCGGCCTTGGCGGACTGCTTCCCAGACGACAACTACATGACGCCGATAATTTGTGTCGTTACCGACCAGGCAACAGACATGACGATGAAAGTCGACTGGTGGGCATGTGCTCAGTACCTGCATCCAGTCGTGTAGGAAATTCCCTCGACGCGGCCGGGGGCGGGCTTCGACCATCCTCCCGCCCCCGGCTTAACTCTTACTCAGGATAGACGAAACAATGGACGTGACCTACGCGGAATTCACAAGGGGCCCGTCTCCGAAACTATGGAGCGGGATTGTTTCTCCGTCGAGGGGTGGCTTCGAGGGGCTGTCTTCAGGGAGCCCGACGTTCGGGTTCTTCGACGACTTCCTGCACAACACCTCACAGTACGACGATTACTACCACAACACTGCTGGCACGGGAACCTTGGGCCGGATCGTGACCGACTGGGATCCCGGCTCACCCACGACCACGGGCATTGGCCTGCTCCAAATGTTCGGCACCGCCGACGACGACGAGGCAGTGATTGCATACGGCAACGCTGCCGACGCGCCGTTCAAGCTGGACTATTCCGAGCTTTGTTTCGAGTGCCGCCTAAAGTGCGAGACGATCGACGCCGATGAGTACGGCTTTTTCGTCGGGCTGGCCGAAAGGGGCTCCGAGGCGGAAGCGCAGATCATTGGCACGGGGAACGCTGTTACCAACACGTATGACCTGTGCGGATTCCAGAAGCTCTATGCAGAAACATCGGCCATTGACGGGATGTATCAGGTCGGTAGTGTGACCAAGGTTGACGGCGCGGTGAAGACCAAGCTCGACACCATCGGCACACTGGTGGCGGGGACTTATATCAAGCTAGGACTGAAGTACACCCACAGCCCCCACAAGCTGGAGTGGTTTGTCGACGGCAGGCAGGTGGCCTTACTCTCTCACTCGGAACTCGAAGCAGCCAACTTCCCAGAAGACAACTTTCTTACACCGACGATTGTCCTCGCCACCGGCGGGACATCCGACTCCACAACAGTCGTCGACTGGTGGGGTTGCGTGCAAAAGGGATAACCATTACCGCGATCTAAAGGAACTGAAAAATGAGTGCTCGAACATACCGGGGGGCGCGGAACCTATGCGTACTCCTCTTACTGCTCTTTGTCGGGGGGCTGCTGTACCTGCCGCAAACCACTAAATCTCAGAACTACGGGGGCGGACCCGGAACTGTCGGGAAAACCTCCCGCCACCTTTTCGTGGCGGCCAGCAACGCTTGCCGCTGGGAGAAAGCCGCCGCCGATTACATTTGCGATGGGACAGATGACCACGTGGAGATCAACAAGGCGCTGGCCAAGATCGAAGCCGACACAGACGCTGATGGAAACGCATATACCGGCGGGGTGGTAGAGCTTTCGACTGGGTTTTTCCGTATCGGCAACAATGACGACATTGCGTACCAGGCTTTTACGGCCGATGTGGTTTGGGGATACGACATTGATGGTGATGTGACAAACGGCGCTTGTGTCATAGACCTCTCGGGCGACACCCCGGACCTTAGTGATGTGGCGGCTCAGATAACCGCAGGCAATAGGCCCAACGTCTACGTGACTGGCGGGGACAATGGCGGGGAAACTTTGGAGGATAATTACGCTGAAGGACTCTTCGACATTCAGGAAGTCAATGACACCACGGACAAAATTCGCATCACCAACGGGGCATATTCGACCACCGGCACCTATACGGATGCGACTGTAGTTATAGTCCCTAATTCCATCAAGATGAAGGAGAATTGCACGCTGCGGGGGCAGGGCACTTATGCGACCATCTTGTACCTCCAGGACAACGAAAACTGCACGATGGTCTACTGGTCTCCGACCACGAATATCGGTTTCTGTAAAGTCGAGAGTATGTTCATCAACGGAAACAAAACGACCCAGGACGGAGAGGATGGTTGTGTAACGGGAATATACTACGGGTCGGGGGCTTACGACTGTGCTATTCGCGACGTGTTCGCGGCAAATGCCTACGGCTCAAACTGCGTGATTCGTGGCGCCTGGGGGTTCGTCGTCGATGGCGTATCTGTCTTTGAATGGGCGACGCAGCACAGTTTCGTTGCCTCTGGCGGCTCCGGCAGGATCATTGGCATTAAGGCCAATAACCAGGGAGGGCATGCGCTCTACATGCAGGGAGCCAGTAATTGGGAGGTTGCCGGCGGCCTATACGGCGGCGGCGATACTGCGGACGATTGCGGCATCTGCATGGCAGGTGCATCTGAAAACAAACTGGTGGGCGTCAAGACATACCAGGGTGGTTCTCTTGGCTACCAAGATACGGCAATCGGGTTCTTCCCTCGGGGTAATAGGGTTTGCTCGCGGAATTACTTCAATGCTCCTCACGTCATGATCTATACGAACAAAGAGGGGATTTACTTCGCGGACTCCGACTGCAAGTACAACATCCTGACCGACATTTCGGTCGACTACGTGTCGAGTACGGGCGTGGGCACCCTGATGACCGACAATGGGTTTGCGAATAGCTATACCTACACGGACAGCAGGGAATCGGAAGGCGGTTATCCGAATAAGTGGTGCAAGAATTATCTGAATGGCTCGGGCGGCACGCTTACTTCTTACGCTCCAGTCAGGATGTCAGACGATTCGGATGAGGTGGCGGCCCGCGAAGTAGAGCTTGTCGACCGTGATAATGACGAGTGCTTCGTGGGCATTATCAATGATACGTCGGCGGCAGACGGCGCTTCTACTAAGGTCTGTACCGAGGGGCTGACGGATGCGCTGGTCGACGGGAACATCACTATAGGCAACTTGCTGCGGGTAGGTGTTGACGGCGACAGTGACCCGTGCCTGGAAGTCGCGGCCAACGGTGATATTGTTGTCGCCATAGCGAAAGAGGCGAACACGGACGCGGCCGATCCTAACCAGCGCTTGGTTTATGTCCTCCCGAAACCGTTCACTTATATAGCCCCGTGACACGCATGAAGACAAAAGACCCTTTTTCACCTTTACTTTCAGGAGAGAGAAGATGTTGAGTTCGTTGCTACTGAGCGTAGCGTTAGTTACCGCCCCTGCCACGATTGACTGCCAGGGCGATTGTGCTACCTGCATTCTGCGGGTGCCGGTCAGCGTTGAAGTGAAAGCCCCAGAGTGTGCCGAGGTGCATGTTCACAAAGCTCGGGCGCCTGTGAGGAATACTGTTCGATGGTTCAAGGTCCACCGTCCACTTAGGCGGGCCGTCGCTGCACCTTGGAAAATAACCGCCGAGAGAAGCCGAGCCCGTCGTTGCCACTAGGACACAAGGATGACATACGGTATGCACCATCTAGCACTACCCGTGAGTTTTTCGCTTTTTGTCATTGCCACTACCGAAATCCCAGACCATCCGCTAGCCGCCTGGGGTGCGGGTATTACAGCCACGGGTGCTATCCTTTGGTGGTTTTGGTATACGAATACCAGGACGATCCCCAAGCTGACGGATGATTACAAAAAGGAACTCACTGAAGAGCGGACTATGTATCGGGAACTCGCGGAAGAGAACCGCAACATGTACCGAGAGGAGATGAAAGCAGAGCGT